CTTTAAAAAGAGCATTATCCCTTATTTGTAAAAGATTATTGTATGCTTTATCGCATCTCTTAACCCTTTCAAGAACTTCTATTAATTGGTCAATTGTATCACTTGTATTGCTCATACATCATCCTTTTATTCAATTGTTTATTCAATCTCTGTCAATTTCCAGTATGTTGATACAGGCTTTCTGTATTGCTCAAGATCAATGTTTTTCAATTGTTCTATAGAACTGTAGTCAATTGTTCCTTTTTTGGTAATCTTTTGGGTTTTTAATCCAGCACCCTTACAGTTATACCCTCTACTCAAATCAATGAGTATATCCCTGTATGTTTGTTCTTGTTCTTCCATCTCTTTAAGACGTTTCTTCGCCATCTTCCATAGTTGGGCAGCCTCATGCCACTTGTCGTCTGGACGGGGCATAAAATCCATGTCTGTCGGCTCAGGGGGAATCTGAACACGCAATAGATGAAGGAATTGCGAAGCCTTTAAGATCATTTTTTGGATGAAATCATTATCACGGGGGATAACAATTATATGTCCTTCTTCACCGTAAAAAGATTCGAAATGACATTGCTCACATCCAGTAACAAACATCTGCCATTGAGTTTGACAGATATATTCTTGATTTATTTTACCGGACAAATGCCGTTGGTGCACCATCTCACCAGGACATTTAGCCTCAACAAGTATTTTACCATCCTCTGAGATACCATCTAATGAAGCAATAGCCCATTCATACTCCTCAGATTGTACGGTGAAATCATACAGTTTACATCCCAATATACCTTCTGCCCATGCAATAGCTTTTTTTTCTAAAGCACTTCCCCTTTCCATTGCTATGTTAGTTTCTCTTACCCTTAATCCCATCTTTTCTTCCCAAAGCATTAACGGGGAACGATAAGCAGACATACCCATTATAGGGGCTAAATCTGTGGCGCTTATACATTTACGGCGAATTTCTAGCCATTCTTCGCTTTTCTGTTTAACACTTAATACTTTCATATGTGTTTCCATCTTTTTTTGTGTTTTATATTATATATAGTGGAAGGGTTTACATTTAATTCACTAGCCAGAGTAGTCCCAAAAACACCTTTATCCATTTGTGATCTTATATGAATAATATCTTCATTTTTAAGTTTTGATAAAGGTGATCTTTCCGTTCTATAATTTATGGACAAATATTCCACTCATTAATTCTTGCTTCATCGGCCCATGACTCGTAGACCAGTTTCCTGTTCCGCCGCCAGAGGAGTCTCCACAAGCGTAAATTCCCGGGGAACTCCCGGTATAATAGTTTAACAAATTTCTTGATTTTTGTGCAGGAAGAATTGAAATAACAAAAAGTTTACCGAATTTTTGTCCAATAAATTTTTCATAAGATTTTTTTTCTTTTTCTCTCATTTCATTCCTCTAAGCAGGTACACAATCCAGGGGTAGACTGTGTACCCATATTATTATTAAAAGGGCACGTCTTCGTTGTTTAACGCCATATGAACATTTCTCATTTCACGAGTTTTATCTAATAACCGTTTGAATGAGTCATAAGGTAAATCTATGATTTTTTTACCACTGTCAGTTAATTTTTTATTCACTTCTTTTTGATAATCATCGGAGCAACATGATAACATTTCACATAGTTCATCAACTTCATTTTCTGTGGGTCTGCTATTTTCTGTTATTTTTATAAAAATCCCAGGTGTGTGTACTCTATGATTTTTGTCAAATGGGTCGCCATTATCAAACAAGGCTTCTAGGTTACAAGGCTTTTCATTAAAAGCATCAATTATTTCAGGGGATAACTCTTTATGTGGAAGAGGATTAACTTCATATTCTGTATCTATCCCAGAACCTGTTTTAACAATTTTTATATCATATTGAGATACGTCTCCCCAATCTTTGTCTTGTGATAGAGCCTGAATCCTGTTACGGATGCTGGCTTGGGTAAGGTGTAATATTTTTATCTGTCTATCATTATAGCAATAAACCACCATGGCCCAGAAATGGCGCACAGGTTTACTCGGATCAACAGATTGCGCAGGTTTATTTTCAAACCTAAATCTAATAGGTTTTTTGTCAAGCCAATCCTCCCAACCTAAAATAGGTCTAGTGAGGATACGAAATTTATTCTCTCCCTCTAATATTTTCATATAGCTTGAGTTTGTTGAGGGAGCCTTATATTCTGGGGGTAAAAATGACATTTGTTTTTCCTTTTGTTATGAAACTCACGTTGAGCTTCTTTTTTTGTTTGTTTATTCTTGTTGTTGTTTAAGTAAATCTCTTACTAATTCTTTTGTTTTCTCAAAAAGAAGATTGAATGTTGCATCATCAATTCCTTTTTCTATGAGTGTTTTACAATAAGTTAAACCTAAAGCTGCAATTACTGTATGCTCCTCCTGCGGTAGACTTTTCAAGAATTTAATTATTTTATTTGATGTAATCATTAATTGAGCTAATTCATTTGACGATTCAATTTCTTTAAGTTTTTCTTCAGCTTTTTTCATAAAAGCTTTCATTTCTTCACTCATGACTTTAACTCATATTTATTCATGTTGTGTAGATAATCACTCAATCTTTTCAAAGACTCCGATCGTCTTTCAATTTTCAGTGTCTCTTTTCCCATATCTACATCCAAGATGTAAGACATGTTTGACAAAGCTCTATTAATAATAGCAAGATCAAGTTCACCCTTGGAGGTAAGCTCTCTGGTTAAAGTTTGTAAACCTAACTTTAAGAGATGTATCTCATTTTGTGTTAAAGTAAGCATAATTCGCACCCCCTTCGGCAGCATCTAATTTCTTCTTCTTCTTCATCCATTTCAATGATGGCGTCATCATCGATGGCGTCATCATCCTGATCGTCTATCTCTCTTCCTTGCATTGCCTTAATTTCATCAAAGCTAAACTGTGTCCAATAGCTCATTTGTTACTCCTTATGTTTTTGTTATCTCGCATCCGCTACAACCGTCAGACCTAAGTCTTTTGGGAGACTGTTTGCTTGATAAACACAATCCTATCAGATAAATGGCATTTAATGCAACATGAAAAGAGATAAAACATCACATTTCATGCTAGAAAAATATAACATTTAATGTTACCATACAATAAAAGGAGGTCTTATGGAGACTTTTATGAAGAAGGTAATAAAAATGGAAAACGGCTGCTGGGAATGGCAAGGAAATTTAAACAAGCAAGGGTATGGAAGTTTTTATTTTGAAAAAAAAAGTATAGGCGCTCATAGAGCATCTTGGTTAATATTTAAAGGTGAAATACCTGAAAAATTATTTGTATGTCACACTTGCGATAACCCTAAGTGTGTAAATCCCGAACATTTATTTTTAGGAAATGCAAAAATGAACTCAGACGATATGAGGAAAAAAAATAGAAGTTTTTTCCAAAAATTAAAAGAAGAGGCACATCGTTTCGCTACTAAAAGAGGATGTTATAAACCTCATCCATTGGAAGTATATTTTGAAGAAAACGACATTGCTATTAGTAAAGCAGCAAAAAGGATGAAAATAAGTATGTCACATTTACATCGAATACTTAGAAAAACACATTATCCATCGTTAAAATTAGCATATAAAATCGAAAGATACACAAAAGGGAAGGTTTCACTTAAAGAAGTTATACAACCAGACGAAGGAGTTTTATGAAGTTAATAGAATATTTACTTGATAAAGATGAGTATGAATTTGCAGACCGATTATTAGTAACAAAGGCATATTTACACTCAATATCGGTTGGGAATGCAAGACCATCGAAAAGATTAGCAAAATTAATTGAAATTCAAAGTGGGGGTGAAGTTACTTCTGCTGAATTATTTTTAAATCCACATCCATTAAGAAAAAAATGCCCAGAATGTGGACAATATATGAAGAGGAGAAAAAATGAAGTTTGAACTTATCGGCTTCTACGGAGCCAGCGAAGAGCAAAAAAAGAAGAGAAAAAACTTACTCGGAACAATCCATGTTTACTGCATTGATGCAGACTTAGACATCCGAGGGATACAAGTATTTAAAACAAGCAACAGCATGTTTTTTGCTATGCCTCACTTCAGAGCGATTGACGAGGATGGAAATAAGGTAACTTATCCGCATCTCAGATTTACGGATAAGATCAATCAGAAAAAGTTTATGTGCTTTCTCCATGAAGTTTGTAAGAAAAAGATTGAGAAGGAGCTTAAGTAAAAAAAAGCCCCGAGAGGGGCTAAGGTAACAAAAAACATTGGTTGCAATGAAATGAAATGGTTAAAAAAGCGACCCCTTATAGGTCGCCGGATTTTTCTCAAAGGAATCTTTCTCAAAAAGCCCCTTTCGGGGCTGCAAACAAGGAATTTTACATGAGAAATTTTATCTTACTTTTGTTGCCTCTGTAAGTCAAGTTTTAATTGCAGAAAATGAAGTGTAAGAATAATGTAGAAAAAGTGACATGCAAGTATCGAGCTCGCATGCCATAGACTAATTTAAAGTAGATTAGTTAAGGGGACAGCCCGATGGCGATCGGGCTTCTGATAACTACAGATACAAATCCAAGTTATCATAACCCCTCTTTTTTATCAATACGCGATATCATGAGGGGTAAATCATGTCAGAAAAAATACAAAAATATTCATCATCAAAAACAATCACACGAGATCAAGTTTTAGAAGAGTACACAAAAGCTTTCCATTCAACTAAGCGCGGTGGATTTACACAAGTCGCCGATATCATCGACGATTTAACATATATTGAAATGAGAGTCGGAAAAGATGGAATCGCAGAATATCATCGAAACAGGCTAACACCACTTGAAAAAGACCTATACCGCGTTATCTTTAAAACTTGCGGCTACAAAGACACTTGTTGGAAAACAACATTAACACTCGCCGAAGAAGTTAACTGCTCGACAGGCACAATCGTCAATTCAAAAAGGATTCTTAACGAGTCATTCGAGCAGCTAGATGGACATAGCTTGATTGAAATCGAGGTAAAATCTCAATTCACAATCGCCGCAGATCCCGAGACAGGTAAAGAACGGATAATCAATAAGAGGGACAAACACTACATCAAATGCAATCATATATATAATTATTCAAAAGCTTACATGAAGGTTAAGAAGCATCTCCCAAAATTAAAGCTGGGCAAACTATCAGATCAAGAGGCTGAAGTTGCTATTGAAAAGATGAGACAAGGGCAGGAGGGCTTAACTCCTCACTCATTTGTTCATAACTGGGGGGCACGTTCAATAGGTGAAAACGCCGATGGGGCAAATTTAGCTAATGAACGCGCCCTTAGGGGGGCAGATTCAACAGATGAAGCTATACATATACATACACCCAAATTTCATTCTTATGACAAACCAAACCACGTGCGAACAAGCGCACAAGAAATGCTTTTAAAAGATGATGAAGTAGCAAACAATGCTTCCGATGTATTTGCTTGGCTAAAAATGTTCGGCGTAAATGAAAAAGTAGTAAACGACGTACTTCATAGATTTACAGTGAATTCGATTGCCAAAGAAATTAACCTCTTTATTCGTAATCAAAATCAAATTGTAGTGAAAAAATCCTGGGTAGGTGTGCTTTTGGATAAAATAAACAGAAATTGCTGTAGACCTTGCGACTAAACTTATCGATTTTTCTTGATCGCACATTCATATTGTGATATGGTATTCACCAAAACACTTTAAGAAATGAACTTATAGTGAGGAAACAGGTGAATAGTATGAACGTTATCACATGCGCGGATAGTTTTTTCGAATACTTAATGACTTTGTCCGAGATTGAGCTAAAGTTATTTTTATTCTTGTGCTCAAGAACGCAATCAGCACCAGTTCATCTCCTTTTCAAGGAAATAAAAAAGGGGACTGGTCTTTGCAAGAATAGCCAGATTAAAGCAACTAATTTGTTATCGGACAAAAAATTGATATGTCGATTGAAAATAGGAAAAAAGGGCACAGAGAAAAGCATCTACTCAGTAAATGTTGAGTATATATTAAAGAATTGGAAATGAAGGTTATATGGATAAATTCAAAATAAATAAATACAACGATGAATTTTTTGTAATTGTAAAATCAAAATTCGATGAAAAAGAATGGGATGTCGTAGGGAAAGGAAAAACTGAATTGGAAGCAGTTTCTTTTGCATTAAATATGTACATTTCTACTGAAAAAAATTATGTTGATTGCTTTGAAAGCGCATTCAAAGAATTTTCAAATTCGTTAGTAGATGATGGGCTATATCTCAAAGAGAAGTTTTCCGCTAAGATTATAAAAACAGTTGTAAGACTTGATAGTGATAACCCTTTTGAGTTCTCACGTTTCTATCAAGGTGATGATGGGGAAATAGATCCTTTAAATGATTATATATGTATTTCCTCAGTATCGGATGGATGAAATGAATGAGCAATACATAAAATCTTTTGAAGAAAAAGAAAAACAGCAGCAGCAAGCTACTCCATTTGCTGCTGCTGTTTTTTCTTGTCTCAAAGATTTAGATATCCCTGAATCTGATAAACTCGAAATCTCTAGAACTTATTCCCTAAAAGAAGTAGAGCATGCTGTTAAATTCGCAACCAATCCTTGTACAAAAATCAAAACCACTCTTCAGCAATGCATTAAGTGGGCTTGCAAAAACAAACCCGATTTACCAACTTCAAAAGAAGAAACAATCATGCAGAATAGAAATAATTCTCAAATCCTTGAGAAAGCTTGTAAAGAAGTTAATGGCGTGAAAATTGAAGCGTCAGCCACTGAGGTGCTTTTTATTTATACTAATGCACAGCGAAAACCAGAGACTGTCGGATACGATGACGCTCGCTTCAAGGAGAAAGTCTTGCATTTGCTGATTAAACTCGGGTTCAAGAAATAATTAGTAATACTGGAAGATAAAATGAAATATTTAGATCAAGAAAATTACAATAATCTTCTAAAGAAAAAAATAGGCCATAGAAACTTGTTATGTGATTGGGGTAATGATTGCGTTTATCAAATTTATAGACAAATCGATAACATAGGAACGGTCTCATTAATGCTGCGGTGTGAAAAATGTTTAGGTGCTGGGAATTTCATTCCGTTAAGTGAGGATTTTGAAAAATATCCTTTATTTGATGAAGATTTAAAAAAAAAACATTCAGAAAAACGTAGATTTCAGTTGGAGATTATCGAGAGAAAGTTAGGAATAAAGTTTCTAAAAAAAACTGACTTATAGAAATTTATACCCATTTCACGATATAAATGGGAATAAATTATAGGTATTCAATGCCATACGTCAAATTGAGAATTCCCATGCGAATTGTCTCACCAAATCGCACCGAGCATTGGACAAAAACTGCAAAAAGGAGAAAGAAGCAACATCAGGTTGTTTCTTATCTCCTGCGTACTCAACAACCAATACCCTATCTACCATGTAAAGTAACTCTAACTCGTATAAGTCCAAGGCCTTATGATTCGGATAACTTGCAATACTCTTTCAAGGGAATTCGTGATTCTGTTGCAGACTGGATAATACCCGGTAAGAAACGTGGCTTAGCAGATTCTGATCCTCGCATTCAATGGGAGTATGATCAAATTAAAGGTGATGTTGGTGAGCATGCAATCTTGATTGTAATAACCGCAACAGATAAAATAATTTAAAAGGTAACACTATGTTAACATTTCTTCTCTGTTCATTTGCTTTTACTCTCGGATTCTTCGCTAAACATTATATAGAAAACTTAAAAGACTCCGCATACACCGAATATTATTGCCCCGATTGTAAACTCGTCAGTCGCTTACCAAAATATTGCCGGTGGTCTCATCGTCATGAATGTAATCCCTTTAAATCCGAAACCCTCATCTCTCGAAAAACTATCCCCGATCTCGTTGAACCTAAAGAAAAAATATCCGGTGAAGGAAAGACTATCTACTAATGAAAATATCTAATAATTTAGCACATTCTAGCAGATTTTGACACATATTTGTTTCACATTCAACATGACACAAGTTCGTATCAGGTCATATTTCATTTAAATTTTCGTCATATTTCTTTCCTGGTTCGATTGTTTTAAACCCCTCACGTGTTTTGAAACGGATAGGAATTGAGCAACCAAAACCAGTTTCGTCATAAGGTTTATATGATGTCAAAAATTCATCAATTTCCTCCAAACAAATTTCATCACTATCTAATCTTCTATAATTTATATAACGTGAATACTCTAATAGTAACTTTTGAATGTAGTCCATCTATTTCACTTCCTTTATCATGCCAATCGCTATTCGATCCAATCTAGCTTCCTGCTCAATCACAAGCTTCTGTATCTCTCCCATACGCCTAAACTGCGCCCTATTACTACGCGTAATATACTCACGCAAATTATCGATCTCACGCCTATTCAATGCCTCTTCGCTATTGTCTTGGAAAAATTCTAATTGAACAGACATTATATATGTCTCCAATTTCTTCCAATTCCAAACTCCCTCTCGGAAAAATCAAGTTGCGCTGTCATTATCTAGTATCCATGGTAAATTTAATGATTTTCTTTCCGCTAAACACTCGCAAATCGCACCTATTTCATTAATATTTAATCCTAAATCAAGACATTCTGACATTTGTTCGAATGCATTCAAGTCTTCATTATTCAAAATATTAATAGCTCGTCTTAATATGCTTTTATTCATTTCTCAAACTCCCTCTCGAAAAGCTCCGTCACTATACTTTGCAGCGACTTTCTTTGCAAGTATGCTTTTTCTCTGATCTTTTCATACAGTTCGTAAGGAACCCGAATTTGCATTGCTTTGCTTTTAACTTGTTCTAGATCATCAAAAGGATCTCTGATACCCCATAATTCACTACTTTCTCCAAGATCTAAGCAATCAGTTAACCACTTTTTACCCTTTTTTATAGTTCCAGTATTTCTGTTAATGTAATATTTATTTTCTTCTAGTTTTTTCATACTTTACACTTCTTTATTAATTATTTATTTTCTATGTCATAAAGGTGAACCTAAAGAACATGCAATCTTGATTGTAATAACCGCAACAGATAAAATAATTTAAAAGGTAACACTATGCTAACATTTCTTCTTTGTTCATTCGCCTTCACTATCGGTTTCTTCGCTAAACATTTTATAGAAAATCTTAAAGACTCCGCATACACCGAATATTATTGCCCTGATTGTAAACTCGTCAGTCGCTTACCAAAATACTGCCGATGGTCTCATCGTCATGAATGCTCTCATTCGCGAAATGAAACCCTCATATCAAGAATGAATATCCCTAACCTCGTAGAACCTCAAGAAATCCACTCAGATCGAGTATCTGGTGAAGGTAGACCAATATGTTGACTGAATCAAACGACTTAACCAATCACATTATACGAAGAATTAAAGACAATGGATGTTAACTTAGATGACATTTGCATAATCCGCATAAAATTAAACAATGATGAGATTGCAGAACTTATCGCCGGTGAACGCATCCTATTTGATATCGATCAAGCATTACAGATTGAAATCTATCATGTTCCCGATCTAAAATACCCCCCAAGAAAGCAATACTTGAACGGAGATGGACCAGATGAGCATTAACCCAGTACATTATCACACCACTATAGTCCCTCCGAATAGCCCCGAAATTATCCGTGCAATTCCTGTGCAATACACGTGCAATTATGACGCTGACGAATCAGAATCAGATGAAGATATTTCCACTTTTGTCGCTCCCCAATTGGTAACAAATCCGTTAGTAATTCTAGACAAAAGTAAACCAATTCCCATTCCAGTTAACAACATCAAGAAAGATGTAAACTCAGAATGGAACAATCAACACTGGGGCGATTAGCTATAGCTAATTTCAGCTATAACCCTATATAACTAAGAATAACTATGAAATGGAATCCCCATTGCGACTGCGGACAAGAGAAGTCTTATAATAAAAAATGGGATGCTTATTACTGCGATAAATGCAATGTTTGGCTTGAACCTTGTTGTAAAGATCCCGAATGCGAATTCTGTAAACATAGGCCAGAGAAACCGCAAAAGATAAAAAAAGAATCTCTTGATAGAAAAAACAACAGCAAATAACATAAGGCTTAACACATACCGAGACTTACAGCATGCATAAGAAAATTAAAGCTATCGAAAAAACAAATGCAAAAGAAGGCAAGCAACTCAAGTCATTAGAAAAGCTTGACAAAAAACAAGATAAAATGATCGCTAAATCTAAAAAGAAAATAAAGAAATAATGACTAGACGTGCAATAATGTTTCACAATAAGAAACATAAAACAAAAAAAGTTGTATTAGTTGATTGTGATGATGATTGTATAAACGAAGACCAATACAAACGACTCATTAAGTTTCTTTGTGGTGATAAAAATTGTAATTGTGGTGGAATCAATGGACCCGACAATAAATACACTATTACCCAATGTGAACCTTCTAAATATCTGGTAACCCCAGCTTAAAATGAATGTAGCTAAAATAAACACACCAGGAAAATACGTATTCGGTAGGCCTGCCATGCATGATATTAAAAAGCTTGCTGAGCATATCGAAGAATGGTCTAAAAACCCAGTCAATTACGATATATTAGCTTGGATTGACGAGGTTGATATAGACCCCCGTCTACCTAGTGTGTGGGCTAAAAATGACGAAAACTTTGCCGTAGCGTATTATAAAGCAAAGAACCGTATAGCCCAAAGACGCACAGAAATGGTCATGACTGACGGAATGCAATGGAACCTATACAATAAGTATCAGCATAATTATGACATCCACAATAAAATCTTAGACTTCGAAGATATGCAAGTTATAGAATCTATGAAAAAGAACGATGACACCTCGAAACAACCTGTAACAGTCTATATAAATGACAAGCTCGTTAACAGTCAACCTCCCTCATAACTTCACACGCCGCCCCTATCAAGACGAGATCATCAAACAACTTGATGCAGGTATTAAGAAAGTTGTATGGGCATGCCATCGACGGGCAGGAAAAGATCTCACTATATTCAATTGGGTTATTCGTAAACTTCATGAAGTGGGCTTTATTGGTGCTGATTGCTTCTATGTATTTCCCTCCTATGCGCAAGCCAAGAAAGCAATATGGGATGCCTCCAACAGCGATGGCTTTCGTATTATAGACTACGCACCTTCAGCGTTAATCGCTCAAAAGAATCAACAGGAAATGAAAATAAGGTTTAAGAATGGAAGTTTGTTTCAACTTATTGGCAGCGATAATATCGATAGCCTTATGGGGACAAACCCCAAGATTGTGGTGTTTAGTGAATACGCACTGCAAGACCCAGCGGCTTGGGATTACATTCGACCTATTCTTAAAGTTAACGGTGGTTACGCTATCTTTATTAGTACTCCACGTGGTCGTAATCATTTCTATGAATTATTTCGTACCTCACAAACCACAGAAGGATGGTGGGGACAAAAGCTCACCATCAAAGACACAAACGTTTTAACCTGGCAAGATGTTGAACAGGAGATGAAAGACGGCATGTCCGAGGAGTTAGCATTACAAGAGTATATGTGTAGCTTTGACCGAGGTATTGAGGGTTCTTACTATGCAAAATTGATAAATAAAATGAGAGAAGAGGAGCGGATTTGTCCTATCAATTACGATCCTTACAAACTCGTTCACTGTGCCGCGGATTTAGGATGGGATGATTCAACAGCAATAATATTCTTTCAGATTTCCGGTGACACTATAAAGATTATAGATTGTGAAGAAAGATCATCCACAACATTATCAGAATGGAAAAAAATATTAATAGATAAAGGTTATAAATATGGTGTTTACCTTTTCCCTCACGATGTTGAACAAATAGACGGATTAGGTTCGGGATGCACACGAAAAGAAATATTAGAAGACCTACAAATACCTGTCACAACTGTACCTAAGGCATTAATAGCAGATGGTATAGAGACAGTTAAAGCACATCTTTCATCTAGAATCATGATTGATTCAAAGAAATGTCAAGGATTATTGAAATCACTTGAAAACTATCATAGAGAATGGGATGATAAGCATAAGGTTTATGCAAATAAACCAAGACATGATTGGGCAAGTCATTATTGCGATGCAATGAGGTATCTTGTTCAAGGTCTAAAGTTTATCGCTAATTCAGGTTCAATCGAAAATGACGCAAAAGCAGTCCGAAACTACTTCAGCTAATATATGTGCTAATTGTGGTGGATATAGGGAGCCTAGAGGTAGTTCAAAAACAATATGCCAACCTTGCTATAGAAAAGAACATTTGAAGAATCGTCCCACCTGGTATATTGAACAGCTAAAAAAATCTAATAAAGCCAAAAGAGATGCTGTAAGAATAAAAAGAGAATTACCATTAGAACAGCCAAGATGCATTGCTGAAAAAGGGCAAGGATGTACAGAACCAAATGGTTATAGGACTATATTTCTACCAGAATATAAAAAAGGAAAAAATAAAAATGGAAGAGTGTTAGAGCATGTTTATGTGATGTCGATGCATTTAGGAAGATATCTAGCAAAACATGAAAATGTTCATCATAAAAATGGTATTCGTGATGATAATAGAATTGAAAACTTAGAATTATGGAGTAAAGCCCAACCTCCAGGGCAACGAGTAGAAGATAAAATAGCATTCTACAAAGAATTTCTTGAACAATACGGATATAAAGTTGAAAAAAAATAAATATCTAGTTAATTCACAGATTACCAAATACTCAGGTAATTCTTTTGAAGAACGCCGATCCAATCCTATACCCATCAAATGAAATAGATCGCTCACTTGCGCAAGCGAGACAGAAAAACTATTCTGATTGCATTAACATACTGCAAACGCAGTGGTATCAAGCCGACGTAGATCAGCGTTTTGCAATGGGTGATCAAGATATCTGGGGTTTAATCTTCCCGGGTGTGGCCACCTACCGCAGAAAGATGTTCAATTTCAATATTATCAACCCAATCTTGCAAGCTATCAGTGGACAGCAGCGCCAAACTCGTAAATCAACTATCGCAATACCTGTTCATGGCGGTATGCAAAAGACTGCCGATCAGCTTACTAAATGCTTGTATTACGTGCACAATCAATCAGGGGCTTATCAAGTATATTCTGATTGCTTTGAACAAGGTGCTTTGACGCAAGGTATAGGCTTTATTTCGATCTTTAAAGATACAACAAATGACCCTGTGTCGGGTGATATCAAACTGCGCTATATAGATTTCAAAAGCTGCCTATGTGATCCCTTTTTCCGTAAGCATGATATGTCCGATGCTAGATTCTTTTGGACTAGACAGTTTTTTGGTAGAGAGGAAGCGGCTCAACTTTACTCCAATTTCCATGATGAAATAATGTCACTGCCAAAAGGAACATATCGCGATGACAAATTCTATTATATGCCAGAAGTCTACCAGATTCAATTTCCTAATATGGTTGCCCTAGATGAATATTGGTATGCATCTACTCGTGAATGCGAATATCTCATAGATAAAGAGACAGGTGAGACACAAGAATTCTTTGGTGATGAAGAGGATGCCCGAGCAATCATGCACCAATTCAAAGATAGGCTAAAGATAGTAAAGAAAACCAAGCCTACAGTTCGCAGAAGCATAATACTCAATGACAGGACACTAATTGACGAGGCTAATCCCTATGGTATTGACCGATATCCTTACGTTCCTATGCTCGCTTATTTTACTCCCGATACTCCTTATTATGCTTATAAGTTTAGGGGTATTGTTCGTGATATGCGAGATGCTCAATATCTTTTTAATCGAAGGAAAGTCGCTGATCTTGACATTCTGGAAAGCCAACAGCAAGGGCTTAAAGTCAAAAAAGGTGCGCTTGTTACCCCCGATGATAGTCTTAATACAGGTAATGGCCGTGTTCTATTTATAGATCCCAAATTCCAAATGCAAGATGTTGAGCCAATGCAAATTGTGCCTCCCTCCCCTGTTATGCTTCAAATGGAAGAAATGTTAATGAATATTGCCCATCGCATTGCTGGAGTTGATCCAAATGCTATGGGTATAGATGTAGATGATAAGGCCGGCATCATATCTATGATGCGTCAAGCAGCAACAGCACGCAATCTACAGCGTGTGTTTGACCAGTTTGATGAAGCACAACGTCTATGTGGTGATATCATTTGCGAGATGATTCAAAAGAATTGGACATTTGGAAAAGTAAAACAAGTCATTGGTGAAGACCCTACAGCCGAATTTGATAACAAAGCGTTTTTCAAATATGGGGCAAAGGTTGTCCAAGGCGTACTTACGGAATCTCAACAGCAACTTGAATTGGCTCAATTGTTACATGCACAGCAGATATTGCCTCCAGGTATATTCCCCATGGAGGAAATACTTGAAGCAATGACCATACAAAATAAAGATCGCATCATCGAAAAGATTACTAAAGCACAACAAGCACAGCAGCAACAGCAGCAGAAGATGGAAGAGCTACAAATGCAGCAGTTACAAATCGATAACCAAGCAAAAATATCCTATGCACACTCTCAAGAAGGTCTAGCAGCTGAAAGAATTCAAAAAATTCAAACGGATCGTGCGGTAGCGGTTGATAAATTACGTAAATCGCAAGAGGAAGACACAGCCTCTATGCTAAATATCGTCAAGATTATTAAAGAATTGCAATCTATGGATACCGAGCATTTAGCAAGTAAAATTGAAATGCTCCATCGAATTAACGAATTAGAATTTAACCCGGCAGCAGAAGCGGTAAAAGAACAGGTTGCCAAATAAAAAATATCTCATTATTTGCAAATTTAACCAATAGGTGATTTATGGGAAACTATGGAAACTTAGGAAAAGAGCAAGGCAACATGAAGCCAGATGTTGAGAACTATCAACGTCCTGAAGCAGTGTTTTCACAAAAAGAGTTTAACAAAACTACTGAATATATCTCTCGTCATAATGCTCAAGAGTCAAAAGCAGCCGGAAAAATAGAAAAACAAGCTTATAAGGGCCGTTACTCATGAAAGAAGGCAAATACAATAAAGTTGCATGCCAAAAAGGCCCTATTGTAGCAGACCAGAAGACTATGAAGCATATGCCGCTTGCACAAGTTCAACGTGAAAGCGAGGCACAAAATAGACAGCTTCGTGATATGCAAACCCCAACTCTAATGATGCCAAAGCAATAAAATGAAAAACGGTAAGAAAAAAGTTGTTAAAAAGGTTCTTAAGCATTTGAAAGAAGATACTAAAGAGTTCAAAGAACAGATTGCAGATGATAAGAAACTCAGCAAATCGCTAAAGAAAAAGAAGTAATGGAAAATAAAAGTCAATACGGTGATCGTAAGACAGTAGGGGCAATTTATCGTGATGCTCAAATTCATGGCGATAAATCCCCTATTCAAGCTGGTGATCTCACCAACGAGTTAATGTCCTCCCTTGTTTCTGATCTCAATGATACCATTCAATCAAGACCTTACGATGGTGAATGTGATTACTATATTACAGTACACGAAAAGAAAGACCGTCAGATGCCATGTGCATTACTTCGTCGCATCATTACTACAAAATACCGTCCATACCCGGAAGATGACACAGTCGTTTTCAAGATCCATCGCAATGGTGACATTCGCTTTTGCTGGTGTCTCCCCCACTGGTCAGAGATGGATAATATGTTAGCCAACGAAGCTTTATTTGATTATGACATGCTAAAGGAAATTAGAGCGTGGAAGGGCATACAATTAGAGCATTTTGGATTCATGAAAGATGAAATGGGACATTGGACAGCTAACCCCCATTATCAAGATGCCAAGCTTACTGAATTCTATAAGAAACCACCTAAGATTCTAGTCGCCTAAAGTCTAATGGAGTTTCTTTCCATCCATTACCTTTATCTTTAAGCTTCAAATACCAGGCGTTTTTTTTCTTTTCTTCGTGGAACTTGTCAGCACACTTTTGTGAGCAGTAGAAACTCCGCCCTTCTTCAATGGGGGCTTTGCAGAGCTTACAAGCCCTGCCCGAAAGTTCGGGGATGTCTTTCTCTGTTTTGTGTTTGTAAGTGCACCGATAGCATACTTCTTTTCCATAAAAATCAGCCTCGCTGTATTCACGTAAACATTTAGGGCATATAGGCATTTAATTCACTTTATTAATACTTGAAATTTAAATAATTCCTCTTTATTTCGCAATCAAAGGCTACCGCAAGCCTTAAATTGCGTGATTGGTTGTAAAAGGCACTCACCAAGCCAAAAGGATTGTTAGCACATGGATGATGTCCAAGAAAATAGCGTAATGCCAGAGGTCGCAACTCCAGAGACAAACCATGCAGTTCAAGCAGAGGCGCCACCTGTAGAAACTAAACAGGATAAAAACTGGCGTGAAATGCGTATGAAACAACAACAGCTCGAAAACGAACTGAGAATGCAAAAGGAAATGAATGAAAGGTTAATGCAAATGACATTGGCCAATCAGCCAACTCCTAAGCAAGAAGTCGATGAGCTAGATTCTCTCAGCGATGATGAGTTTCTTCCTAAAGGCAAAGTGAAAAAGCTTATGCAAAAAGAAAGAGATTCCATCAAGAAAGAAGCTCTCCAAGAGTTTGAGAATATTCAAAAGCAAAGGGAGCAGTCTAGATTCTTAGACAATCTAAAATCTCGGTTCAGTGACTTCGATGAAGTTGTCAATGCTGACACAATGGCACTTTTAGAAGAAAAAGACCCTGAACTTGCCCAAACTATTGTTGAACTCAAAGACCCTTATAAAATTGGTGTACAGACATATAAGTACATCAAAGCAATGAAGTTATCTGAAAAAGTCCCCGATGCAAGACGTGCTAAGGAAGTTGATAAGAAGCTAGAGCAGAACGCTAAAACCGTTCAAACGCCTCAAGCTTACGACAAACGTCCGATGGCTCAAGCATTTAAGATGACCGATTCAGATTACAAAGACCTTTATAAGGAGATGATGGGTTACGCAAGTCAAGCAAGCTACAGTTATTAAACTGAGGTTTTAGATGACAGTTTCCATTTCTACTATGCCTCCGCAAATTCAGCAGAGGTATAATTCCAAGCTTCTGTCAACTCCAGAACGTAATTTGATTCACAATCTTTTTGCTATGCCTGTTGAGTTGCCGGATAACCAAGGCTTTATTGATAGACAAAGCCGTTACGATCGATTGGATTTATTTCCAGTCCCACTAGATGATGCACAAACTAATCCACCTTCTCAGCAGTTGAATAGAGTGGATGTGGATTGCAGGGTTGACACACTAGCCCTGGATAAATCAGCCCTAATTGACTTGGAAGCCTACGAACTAGTTGCATAGTTTATGGTGACAAGGGGCAAGTACGATACTGACCTTGTTGGTGAGTATTTATAGAACGTAATTGGAGATAATAAGAATGTCGAAGATCATAAACATCATCTGGAACAGCAGTGCAAGCACCGCCTCCAAGAGGATTGGTATATGTTTCTCGCATTTTCATCATTATCTCGCAATGTTGTTTTTTGATTTTCAAGTATGGATAAATTTTAGCAAGAACAAAATCAAGTTTTTCTCCGCTGATATTGCATTCATAAACTGGTTTACGATTACTGTTTTTAATCTGTTTTGTATCAGATTTTTTCCAGTATCCAAAACCAAAAAGTTCAGAAACCCATTTAATTTGGGATTCTGTGACACTTGCAAATTTCAAAATACAACGATGATGAGGTTTTTTAAGTGGATTTCTGTGCTTAACATAATCCATGTAAAAACATCCATCACCGTCTATATAACCAGCAAGATAAGAACAATCAATTTTCTTCATATAAACCTCTATACTGCAATGAGTAAATATATAGTATATGGGCATAAAGAGCAAATAGATTGTGTACGGCCTGAACGACTTAAGCGGGTAGACATGCAAAAGCATGAAGCGAAAGTCTGCTCTCTATAGAAATATAGAGAGGGAGATCCGAAGAGGTTTCCCCGCCATAATTAGTTAACGAATAAACTAAATATGGTTAATAAAGTAACAGAATGTAGAGTATATGCAACATATATAGTATTAACCAGGCAGGTTACTATTACTAACGAGGATCCCATATTAAATTCAGCAGCAGCTCGTTTAGGCCAAGCCGCTAGAGAAACTCAGGACGCCCTACAGAGAGACAACCTAGAAAGTACAGCTTCCGTGGTAAACTCAGTAGGCGGTTCGAATGGTGACTTGCCAACAGAGCTTGCACTTAGCGACATGGATGATATTGTGGCATTGTTACAAGATAACGACGCTGAATACATCACAAACATGATTCCAGGCGAGCTAAAGATTGGTACATCACCAATTGGTGATGCCTACGGAATGATGTGCTCGACACGTATGATTCCGGTGTTAAATAACGTCCAAGGGTTTGTACGTAAATTCCAATACCCAAATGTAGATAACGTGCTTTCTACAGAATGGGGAGGAGTAAACAATGTCAGAGTTTTTGTGTCATCCCAAGGTAGTGTAACACCAAATGCCTCATTAGCGGGTGCTGATGTTGCAAACTGTTTTGTAGCTGCGAAAGAGTCTTACAAAGTGGTGTGGCAAGCAGGCGGTAAGATGAAGTTTATCTATCTGCCTCCAGGTTATAACTCGGACCCCTGCATGCTTCGGCATACAGCAGGATGCTCGTTTGACGATATAGACGAGGGTAAATCTTCTCTGATTGACTTGGAAGCCTGTGATTACGCTTTGGCAGCGTAATTATGGTGACAAGGCGGAAGTATAATTAATGGTTATTATGATAACGAATCTCGTTAAGATATTTTTCTCTAAGATCAAGAATCTCTTGGGTGACCCTATAAGATTCTTTTTCGGTAAATGTTTTACGAAATTCAAGAAGAAGTTCAGCTTGTTTTCTTTTTACAATAAGATGCGGGATAACAAGAGGAAACAATTTGTCCATTATAGGACGTGTTGTGTACCAAGTATGTTGAATTTTCCAATTGGAATTTTCATGGTTGCGATCTCTGGTTATCACTTTGCCTCCAAAGGTGTTTTGAATCCATCTAATCAATGGTTCATTTGTATTGACGATTTGAAGTCTTGGAAAATAATCAAACCAGTTAACTCTTTTAACTTTTTGAATATAGATACAACCTTCTCCGTCAATAATGCCAGCCATATACGCAATTTGTTCTTTAGACCACATATGAACTCCTTTTTTAATAAAGATAATATCACAATGACTAATTATTGTATACCGTGATCGACTGAGCGAGAAGAATCCGAAAGGATATGCGACAGTCAAGACTAGTGAGGAAACCACTAGAGAAGCTTCCGAAGAGTAGCTTCCGCCCTAGAAATAGGGTCAGTAGGTTGGCAACCGAAAGTAATAGAATGTTATCAAGGCCAATGTATTACAAACGACCTGTGGATTCAAAACCTACGCTCAACCGGCATATAAGGAGGATCTAATATGTTACCTTATCAAATGATTGCTGGTGGACGTTTCACTTTGAATGCTACCACAGTAACAGGAGTTAACGTTCCACTAGTTGGAATGGGAGAGCCTGATTTTGTTATTTGCAGATCCATTACAGGATGGGGTGAGGCAAGTGATGCTCAAGCTATCCAATGGTGGTGGGCTAAGGGGATGACACAGAATAGCGCAAGAGGTATCTTGCAAAGCTCTGACGCGACTAATCCAGCCTTAACTTCACGTATTTTGCCAGCAGCAGCAAGCACAGCGGATGCAATATCATATTTTGATACTGCAAATCCACCAACTTATGCAGCTTTGACAGCAACTACAACAAACAACACAACTTTTGTTGTAGCAATGGCAAGCACAGCAGGTATCAGTGTTGGTGATATTGTACGTATGTATAGTGTAACAACTATGCAGCAAATCTCTGGACTAGATTTTCAAGTAACTGCAGTAACAGCAAACGTTAGTATTACTTTAGGTATGATGGCGTCAGCAGTTACAGCCTCTGCAAACACATTTGCAGCTTCTGGAACAGCAGCACAAGTGCTTAAATTTATTCCAGGACGTTTCTATCCTAGGTATAAATATATTGCTGGTATCACAAGAGCAGCTCAAGCAAGAGTATATTTTACTGTGGCTAATGATTTTACCCCTGGTGAAATTATCTCTTTAAGAATACCTGAAGAATATGGTTCGGGTGCTTGGACATCAATGAATAACAAAGCAGCACGTGTATTAAGTGTTGTTAATACAGCAAGTGAATCTTCTGTATTGTTAGATCTTGATACAAGTGGTATTACATCTGCTTATTCATATCCAACAAGTGCAGTTGCAGCGGCTGGAGTAAGTCCATCTGTTGCTGTACCTTCATCGTCTGGAGTAGTTCCATTCAATGCAAGCGCTACAGTACCTCAACAGCCTCCGGGCATGAATCTATTAGACACATTTGATAACAGAAATCAAAGGTTTATTAGATTTGGTAATGACCTATTTAACACTGCTTCATTTACTTCAGATGTAAGTGATGTTTGGTGTTGGGAAGCTAGAAAGTACGATGATTATAGAATTGATATATTCTAATAAATAGAGGGGGGAAACCCCCTCTTTAAATAAAGGAAAAATAATGGAAGTAAAAGAGCATTCAAGAAAGCAAGTTAATAAGCTACCACCAGAAGTTTATGATGAAAAAGTTAAAAAGCTTCGTAGAGAGCACGAGAAGATGGTTAAAGGAATGTTTGAGTTTATCGATGCTCAAGGCGGCTGGTTAGACTTTAGCTATCGTTTCTTCAGAGGAGAGCCTATTAAAACTATTAGGTTAACACATGGAGAAATTACTGAATTGCCAATGGGAATTGTTAAACACTTGAACAATTGCAAAAAGAAAATACGTAAGTTTGGAATGATGAAGGGTCAAGGCGCATCGCAAATAGATGGAGAATTACCCGATCGTGGATTGCCATCAACTTATGAAGTGCAATCAAGAGTTAGATTTACACCTGTTGAGATGTTCTAATGACTACCAATGAGTTCGTTCCTAATGTTGTGTTAATTGAGGACATTACGAACGAACAACATGCAGTAGTGACATTTACAACAGATCATAACTTTGTTTTGAATGAATACATATCACTTAGGGTAAGTCGACCTTATGGAATGAAAGAGATAAACAATAGAAGAGGGAAAGTGCTAGGACTTACTAGCGATACAGTGACTTTAGACATTGATAGTATAAATTTCACCCCTTTTGTTGTCCCTGGTGATTTAGCTAAGACAACTCCCCCTTGTGCAGTTCCATCAAGTTCAGGGGTGAATTTAGCAGAGTATTCCCCAACAATGATCCTTAACGATTGTTTTGATAATAGGCTTGTGGAATGAGTATTGCAACCTTGGCAGATATCATAATAAAAGTCCGAAAATTAACGGGTTCGGCAACAACTAACCAGTTAACGGATGCTCAGATCATTGACTATATCAATAGCTTTTATCTTTACGACTTCCCAGCGCAATTTCGCAGTCTAAAGTTAAAAGACAAATATACGTTCAATACTCAACGGGGAATAGACACATATCCTTTCGACAGTGAGCATTATACTACAATTGAGATGCCTTGCTATGTTGCTAAACGTGAAGTGAATTTATTCCAAGACCCTTGGTCATTTTATGGGGTTTGGTACAATTGGCAATACCAAGAGACATTAGCAACAGGGAACGGTAGCAATGGCGGTGAAAATGGCGCCATAACAGCGGTCTCTTTAGTTAATCCAATACAAATTACAAGTGCAGCTCATGGACTTGCGACAGGTGATGAAATTGCAATAACCGGAATAGTAGGAACAACAGCATTAAACAATCTATATTATACCATCACCTTTGTTGATGCCAACAACTTCACACTGGACGGTATTGATGGAACAAACCCTATTTATCAAGCATATAGCGCACCAAGCGGTTATTGGACATTTGGCGCATATTCTGGCACTTGCACAGCCCATCCGCTAATTCGCAGCACTAGAAATAAGCCTATGGTGCAGACAAATACAGTGCCAACCACTAATTTTTTGACAGATCCAACATCAACCTCATTTCCTCAAGCAAATATTGGCAGGGTTCAAAACCTTTTAATAACAGCAAATCTATCTTATGGAAGTACATTGAATGTTACTGATGATGGAGCAGGAAATCTTATAGGAGATTGCTTAGAAGGTGGTGTTATTGATTATGAAACAGGCGAGGTTATCGGTCTGATATTTACACAGGCAATACCATCAGGAAACGATATCACAATAGAATATAACCCAGCCAATCCACCAAACTTAGCCATTCCACAAGCTATAATGTTCTTTCAGAATCAATTTACTTTACGTCCAGTGCCCGATAAGGGTTACACTGTGGAATTGATAGCTTATAGACAGCCTTCGCAAGCTCTTTTAGGAACTACAGATCCAAATAATCCGACATTGACAGGAACTCCAGAACTGTTAGAATGGCATGAAACGCTGGCTTTCGGAGCCGCCAAAAAGATCTACGAAGATCGCTTAGATCCTGATGGTGTAGCGTTGATGGATAAATCTTTAACCGAACGATATTCTCTTAATGAAACTAGAACTTGCGCACAGTTAGGGAAACAATCTATGAATTCCATATTTAGAGACCAACTATCTCAAAATTATGGATCAGGAGGATGGGGGTTTGGAAGTGGTGGATAAATGGCAACATGCAGAAAGTGTAATAAAACATTTAAATACACTCATTTCAGAAATGAAAGATACTGTAGTTTTGAGTGTCACATTAAAAAAAACGTATTAGAAAACGAAAACGGATGTTGGTTGTTAAATACCCAACCAAGAAAAGATGGGTATATACAAATGACTTTTAGAAGAATGACAGGGCTGGCACATAGATTATCGTATATGAATTATAAAGGTAATATTGATGACGATTTAATCGTTTGTCATACATGCGATAATAGAAATTGCATAAATCCAGATCATTTGTACCTAGGCACACATTCAACAAATGCAATTGATAGACAAAACAGAAATCCTAGAGCAGATCAAAAAGGTCAAAACAACCATGCTGCGAAGTTAAATGAATGTGATGTAAAAAACATTAGAAAAGAAGCAAAAAAAGAATTAGATTTAGAAAAACTGGCTGCAAAATATGGTATAAGCCATCGTTATATAAAAGATGTGATAAATGGCAGAAGATGGAGCCATGTAAACTAGGAGAAAATTATGTCATTTACAGCAGGAATGCCAACGGTCGATGATTCATTGGGAAGCACAAGAGCATCATTTGTTGCTGAATTGGCGGGAATTAGGTCTACAATGTCGGCAAACCACGTAGATCAAAACAACGCTGGAGCCGGCAAGCATACGTTTTGTCAATTTACTAGTGTTGCAGATGGCGCAACAAGTCTTACCGAACTTGGTTTGTATAATAAATCAAATGGAGTAGCACAACGTTTCTTCATGCGTCAACCTAACAGTGGAACAATAATTCAGATTAGCGGTGTTGATCCTATTGTTAGTGCAACGGCCGGTTGTACATTTCTTCCTGGAGGTCTCCTACTTCAATGGGGCGGTGGCACAACAAATGCGGGTGGCAACAGCACAACGGTAAATTTTGCTAAAAATGGAGCCTCCGGGTTTGTTGTTCTAGATTTAGTTGGTTTAAGCCTTGCAGCCAATACCGTAAGGTATAGTTATAGTTCACTAACAAACGATGGTTTTACATTTCATGTTTCCGGTTCGGACGGGCGCAATGTTAGTTTTGGTTATTCTGTAATTGGGAGAATGTCTTAAATTTAAAGTAGAGCTAATATGTCATTTATAGTTGGAATGCCTGAAAGCGGTGCAACATTAGGAAGCACAAGAAAATTATTTGTCAATGAATTAGCCGGAATGCGATCTACAATGTCAGAAAACCACGTAGATCAAAATACACCTGTAGATTTTGGAAAACATGAATTTATTCAATTTACAAATGTAACCGCTTCAACAACATCAGCAACGGAATTAGCGTTATACAACAAGTCCGTATCAGGCAATCAACGTTTTTTCATTAGGCAGCCATCATCGGGAACAGAAATACAAATAAGTGGAATAGATCCTATTGCAGAAAAGAAGGGCTGTGTATTTCTTCCAGGTGGCTTGTTGTTGCAATGGGGAAAAAGTGTTGTTCCTAAAAATACAGGAGGAAAATTAACGTATTTTGCCAAAAAAGGGGCAGACGGTTTTGTGCGTTTGAGGATTATAGGTCTAACTGTTGCATCTAATGCCGTGACAATTGGACATACTAACGCTTTACCGGTAACTCCCGCAGATGATGGATTTACAGCCTTTCTTTCTTCAATTCAAAGTACCGATACAGAATTTAATTATTGGGTAATAGGTACAATGACATGAGCCTTACACCCATACTAATAGCAGGATATGACACAAATTCAGGTTATGAGACTGATAAGAAGCCTTTTATGCTTCCAGATCAGGCTTTTCCTGTTTTAGAGAATGCTTATGTATGGAGAAATAGGGTTGTTAAACGTGATTTAAATGAGAAGCTAGGTAGATTAAGACGGGTATTTTTAGCCCAATCTTTAGGTAATTCGGGTGCTTCACCTTGGACATTCAATATATTTTCTTTGTCTAGTATAAATAATTCGAATCCAGTCAATCCAGAATATCAGCCTAACGCCGAATTAGAATGTGGTTCAGTAGTTATCACAATAGGTGTTATAGTTTTCACAGATCAAGGAGACGGTACTCTAACAAGCCCGACACCAGGGAATAGCGGTGTAATCAATTACGTTACTGGATCGGTAACTCTCACTCATACAGCAGGTGCCGGAGTAGCAACAACAGCTAATTTTAACTACTTCCCTTCACTTCCAGCAATGGGAATATGGACAAGAGACCTAACTACCGTAAACGATGAGCAAACCATATTCTTTGATACCGTTTACGCTTATATAAATACAGGAGCAGGATTTCAAGAGTGGATACCTGGAACGGTGTGGAGTGGCTCGGATTCAGATTTCTTTCTCGCAACCAACTATAGAGGAATTGAAGCGGCAGATAGATTGTTTTTTGTAACAAATTTTGTAAATAATGCTTCCAATCCAATGAGATATTCAAATGGTTCCACGTGGACGGATTTCGTCCCCCTTATTGGAGGACAACAACAGCAAGAATCACTAGGTACAGTAGTAACCCCTTGGCTTGCATTTGCGGGAGGTTTAACACAACTTCCGATAATTGAAGGAAGTGTTTCTATTACCGTTGGAGATGTTACATTTACCGACGAACAAGAAGATGGGACATTAACAGGATACCCCACAAGCAATACAGGCACAATAAATTACAATACCGGGGCAATTACATTAGCATTCAGCCCGGCATTAAAATTAGATACACCTGTTGGTGCTACTTATAATTACGGTAACTTCTATCTATTCCAAGCAAAGATATTAATCCCCTATTATGGTAGGTTGCTAGCCCTTAATACATGGGAGGGGGAAACAATTGGCAACAGCCAAAACATTTACAATAGATGTCGGTTCTCCCAAATAGGTAGCCCGATTCAAAATGATGCTTGGCGATCTGATGTGTTTGGTAAGGGCGGTTTCATTGACGCACCTGTTGCAGAAGACATAATAAGTGCAATATTCTATAAGAATACTCTTATTGTATTTTTCGAACGTTCCACGTGGCAACTTCGTTATGTCGGTGAATATGGACTACCATTTGTATGGGAAAGGATATCATCCGATTTTGGTTCAGAGTCTACCTTCTCAACAATTCTCTTTGATGATGGCGTCCTAACTGTTGGTGATAAAGCAATAGTAACCTCAAGTGGAACAAACGTATCTAGAATAGATGAAAAGATCCCCGACCTAGTATTTACCTTTCGTAATGCGAATAATGGGATTGCTCGTGTACATGGTGCTAGAAACTTCCAAAAAGAAGTAGTCTACTGGTGCTACGCAGATTCAAACGACCAAGAAGTAGGTCAAAAGTTTCCCAATAAGATATTACTAGCCAACTATAGGAATAAGACATTTGCCAAAATGCGCGATAGCGTTACTTGCTTCGGTACTTATCAAGCACCAACAGGTGTTACATGGGACGATCTAATGGCAATGTGGGAGGATACTTCAATATATTGGGAAGATGTAGATTCTCAAAGTGAATTCCCCTTTGTTGTATGCGGAAATCAACAAGGATACATTAGCTACTATCAGCAAAGTTCAAATGTTGAGGAATGTCAATCTCTTTCCATAACTGGTGTTGATTTAACGACTACACCGATTCAGTTAACGGTAATCAATCATAATCTATTGACCGAGGAAGTAATATACATTCAAGAGATGCACTTTAGGGATAGTGTTACTAAAGCCCCTCTTGCAACGGATTTAAATGATGAAATATACCAAGTAACCGTACTCGATACGGACACAATTTCCCTAGCAAAGTGGGATGGTGAAATTTATTCCGTAGATTTTGATTTTACCCCGGTAACAACAGCGGAATATATAGGTTGCGGAGAGATAACACTACTTCCTAAGATGACCATTCAAACTAAAGACTTTAATCCATTCCAAAAGCAAGGTGTAAATCTAAAGATTTCCTATGTTGATTTACTTACAGACGCAACCCCAGATTCTGCCGTTTCAGTCAGTCTATACATAAATTCCGCAACTAATGTTCAAGCAAATGTCCCCGTGGGAAACACTAAAGTAAATACATCAATACCGGCAACTTACTACCCTAACGTTTTATCCGACTACGCATGGCATAGGTTTTTTGCAACAGCTGCCGGACAATACATGAGAGTTGAATTATCATATGATGATAGCCTGATGAATGAAATAACAACACATGAAAGCAAATTTGTATTGAACGCAATGCAATTGTGGATGAGGTCAGGATCTAAAAATTTACTAGGATAATATGGCATATAACAGCGATCCTTCAGTACAGGCAAACCAACTTCCATTGTCAATAGACCTTCCACAAGAGGAAGAGCAGCTTAGACAAAGGTTAACAGATTCTTATAAGAAAACTGTTGATGCTATGAATAATAAAATTGGTGGTTTATTTAGCTTACAAGAGATTGCTAACTTTGAGAGGTGGTTTTCTGTCAATAGCACAACACAAACTAGAAATGGATATAGAAAAACATTCAAATTCACATCCATTGCAACCGGTGCTAGTTATGTATTTGCACATGGCATACAGTCGCTAAAGCAAATTACAAATATGCGTGCTATAGTTTATACTGATCAAGGAGACTGGAGAAAAGTGCCTTATGTTGATGATGTGTTAATTACAAATAGTATAAGTATGAAAGTAGACGTAACGTCGGTAACAATAAGAAACGGCACAACAGCACCGGCAATAAAAAGCGGGATAGTGGTTTTAGAATATTTAAAGCAGGATTAATTTTATGGGATTTGCAGCAGCAGCACCATTTTTAGCAAGCGGAGCAATGTCATTGCTTTCGGGTCTTATGTCAGGTGACCAAGATTCAATGAGGCAATTCCAAACACTATCGCCGGAGCAAAAGAAATTCCTCATGGGTGAATTCAACCAATTGCAGCAGATGCAAGGTGGCGGAGCATACGGCCAGGGAATGAATATTCTCCAGCAGTATCTTGATCCGCAATCATCCATCTATAAAAACTTTGAAAAGCCTTACATGCAAGAGTTTGAGCAAAGGACAGTTCCAGGACTAGCAGAAAGATTTTCAAGCTTAGGGGCAATGGGGGGAGGTCTTTCATCATCAGGGTTTGGACAGGCTTTGGGTGCAGCAGGAGCCAATTTGCAAACCAAATTAGCTGAAATGAAATCAGGTATGCAAAGAAATGCAATTAGCGACATATTCGGTCAATATAACCAAATGGCCAATAGGCAAACACAAACTCCAATGTTCGGATATCAGCAAAAAGGTGCTAATCCTTGGCAAACAGCACTTGCACAAGGCGGAGCAGGTTTAATGAACGCCGGATTTCAAGGAATGTCCCAGGGCTGGGGTGGAGGCGGTGGTGGAAATCAATTTCCTTTAACTTCGATGTATGACAATTTATTTAGATCAGGCGCAATGACTTAAAGGGGTAATATATGCCACAAATTCAAATTGTAGGCCCATCAAGACAAGACTTAATGATGGAGCAGGTTGGACAATCCATAGGTCAAGGCTTAGGGCAGTTCGCTACCAATTATCTTGCTAACAAGTCGTTACAGAATGTTTTAAGCGATCCTGCATTAAAAGACGCTCCTTTATCTGAAAAACAATCTCGCTTACAGCAAGCCTTGCAGCCATACGGTGAAGTCGGTGAAAACATACTTCAAAAGAGAATGGCAATAGCCCAGCAAGAAACGGCTGAAGGGATGATGAATAAGGCTAAAAAGATAGCTTCTAAACCAGGTGCGACACCTTCTGATATACTTTTTGGATTAATCGAAGCCGGACAAGGAGTTCCAGGGAGTGAACGTTTTATTGCACCTGTATTTCAACAATTAATGCAGCAAAAACAAAATCAAGCCATTTTGGATTCTATTCCAGGAGGAACAGGTCAACCAACTACAAGTCAATCGTCTGCAACACCACAACCACCTATTTCATCGCCTAATATATCTGCGCAAAATCTATCACCTCAACAAATGCAACAGCCTGGGCAAACTTCTTTACCTGTAATACCCCAGCAAGCGCAGCAACCACAACAACAGCAACCTAATCAAATATTTCCGCCAGCTGAACAGGGGCAAGGAGTACAAATTGGGGGGACTAGTGGTTTATATGCAGGAATAACACCAGAAGAAGAAATTAATCGAAAGGCAACAGCAGCGCAGCAGGCAACACAAGACCCAGCCATATACGATTTAGTTTATCAAAGAGAACAAGCAAGAAATGCCGAAAAATTAGCTCAAAATAAACAGTTTGTAGAAAGCCAAGCATTAGAGACAGCTAGACAGGCCGATATATTAGCTAGGAATGAGCAATTAGAGAAATTTGCTAAACCTAAGTTACCTGGAGCTTCACCGGAAGAATTGAATGATTTCATGAGAATGGGACAGAAATACTCAAATCTTTCTCCTGGTGAATGGTATGAAAAGACCAGGCAAGATTTTGATAAATTTATGAATGTTAAATCACAATTTGATAAAGCCTTTGTCCCTGGTGCACTTCGAGGGATTTATTTAGGTGGTGCAGAAAGAGAAAAGGAATTAAGCACATTAACACCAATTGTTCAAGATCTAAAGAAATATGGAAAAGGTGCATATGCTAGAAATAGATTAGCAGAACTAGGTCTAACTCAAACAGAAATCGAAAAGGTTTATAATCCATTGCCAAAGACAATCATACCTGAAATTATGAAAATGCCTAAAGGAGTAAATCCACCAGAAACAGGATTGGAAAGTTATAGAAAACAATCAAGAAATAGCCCTCAAGTTGACCTTGCTTATGGTGGACAGGTTGCAGATCTATTAATGGAACATGGCAAAGGCAACTCTCTTTTAGCATTGCGTGACGAACTCATGACTAAGCGTCATTATAGCTGGGAGCAATTCCAAAGAGGATTGCAAATGGCAGAAGATAGGGGGTTTCAATTAAATCCAGAGCAGCAAGCGGAAAGAGAAGAGTTGCGAAATCCTCCTAGAAGTTCTATAGCAAATATTTTCCGTGGATTAGGTAATATCCTTGATGTGTTTAGGGGTGCAAAATGAATCCTATTGGTACAGCTGTCTTAAGTGGTTACAATGCAATTCAAATATTAAGCTATTTGAAAGGGCTATCATCAAATCTTAAGAAAAAAATAAATCAAGCAGAGAAGTTAGGACATAAGCCAGAAGAGATTGTAAATTATTTTTACGACACAGCTGAATCTGAATTGTCATCAGGTTATAAGACATCAAATAAAATAGAAGCACAAAGGCGTGCAGATGATGCCGAAAAAGTAAAAAAAGCATTAGGAATAGGAGTCGCAGCTCTAGGAGCATTTGCCCTTACAAAAGGAACACCAACAGCACCAAGCAATATAACCCCAACAGGTGCCGTTAGGCCATCAGCTATTTATCAAGGCCCACCGCCTCCAAGACAAATCGGAGCACCGCAACAAAGATTAGGGTTGCCCGCCCCAGCACAAGCGGCAGGTGTTGCACAACCGACACCGCCGAGTCCAGCAGCACCAAACGCACCAGCACCGCAACCACCAAGCCAACCTATTCAAATGGGAATGCGTCCCTCCCAATCTAATCTACCAACCCGGGAAACAATGCTTCAACAAGGCTTCCACCCCAAAGAAGTTGATGCAGTTATTAAAATAAAACAGAAAGCACAAGAGAGTGAAAAGCTTTGGGAGTTAGCAAAACAGAAAAGAGCCAAAGCACCACCAGAAAATAAAGATTTTATGCGGATTGCTAAAGTTTTAGTACAAACAGGAACAATCGCAGATCAAGAAAAGTTTGGACAATTCAAAAAGTATTGGGATGCTACAGAAGGCCAAAAACGATTACCACCAGTAGCAGAATTTGAGAAATTCAGAACATTGACAAAAGGGTGGACAGAGCCGGAAGCACAAGAACTTGCACCAATGCAACAAGAATTACCAGTACAAGAACCAGAAGAAATACAGCCGATCAAATTAGAAAAGAAAACAAAGATTGTAACTCCTGATGGTGATATTGGCGAAATTTCTCAGATCTCTGGGAAAAATGCTTTAATATCAACTGATGACGGTAAAACGAATCAAAAGTTAGATAAGTTAGAAGCGATCACCCCAGAAGTCGATGACGTACTAGAAAATTACAAAAGACTTATTGAATCCATTCCGGAAGAATATAAATCAGCGGTTGTAAATTTTATAGGTTTCGATCCGGATAGACGTAAGTTATCAGTCCGTTTTCACAGCGGAGACCAATATATTTATGAAGATCTAGATGAAGAAGATGTAACAAGAATAGCCGAGGCATTTCATTTAGCTAAAACATCAGGTGGGAACGTGTATGGAGCCTGGTCACCAAACGACCCTTCAAGAGGTGCTGGATTATATAAACTGATCCAAGAACTTCAAAAGAAATATGGAGGAAAGGGTAAAGAGTATTCAGCTAAATTTAAGACACTTTATGATTACTTTGCGTTACCTAAACAACTGCTAGAAGAAGAAAATAAGAGAATACGAGATGAAAAAAGAGCAAACAAAAAACCCAAAAAAGCTAAGCATTGAAGATGCTGTCGCTTTAATGGGTATAGTTCATGACAAAAAATTAAAAAAGAAAAAGAAGAAGCGCTAATAATTTATTTTAGCTTTCAAAGCAATAATCTGCCTTTTTAAATCTTCCATTTCCAAATCCCTTCTTTGATCATCACAGATCTTTTTTTGATGCGCACAACCGTTATTGTATCCAAACAATACGCCTATGATAACACCAAGAAAACCCCAGAAAATAAAATCAGAATTATCATTCATAAATCACCTGCTTCTAAAATAATCGACAGTTCCATCACTATAACGAATAGTGCCAGAATTGCCATGTTGTTGAATATATGTAGTCTGTCCATTTTGATGATTAATCACAGTGGTTTGTGGGTTGTACTGATACGCAGTGCTATATGGAGTTGGATTATAATTAGCACCAGTATTATATTGCGGGCCATAATACCCAAACGAATTAGCAGCAATTAAACTAAATATTAATGTAAATATAATTTTCATATTCAATCCTTTAAATTTTCTTTTATAATCTTCATATTTTCTTCGTATCCAACCATGGATAATCGAATAAATTCAGTTTCGCATATTCGATAAGGTGAACGCCCTTTATTAGTTAATTTAATAGCGTTAATGCGACCCTCCCTTATAAATTTGCGAATAGTTTGAGGTGTAACTCTTAATATTTCCGCGAACTCTTCAACTGTATAATACTTCTCTTTCATACTCACAAGTATACACAAACAGTCATAAATATACAAGATTACATCTTTATTTTAATTCCATTTGACATTCAAAAAATGCCTGCTTACTTCGAAGTTTCACAAAGAGAGGAAATATGGCAATCAGAACAAAAATTCAGCAGGCCCTCGGACTAGGTGCACCATTTGTAAATGTTCAACCACCACCAATTATTGCAGAAAGAGCGCCTGCTAGCACAGACAATCAAGTTGCTATGGGCCAAATGTGGATCGATAATTCCGAAAGTCCTTTTGTAACATATTTCTGGGATGGTGAAGATTGGGAAGCAGGGGGGAATCCTCATGCAACCACTACAGAATTCGGAATCGTGATCCTCAATGATTCAGTCACTATGGCGGGCGCAACTGATGAGCAAGTGCCAACAGCTCTTGCAATAAAAACATATGCCGATAACTTAGCAATTGCAGGATCTCCTGTTGCCACTGAAACAACCGCTGGTATAGGCGAATTAGCAACAGATGCTCAAGCGGTGGCGAGAACTGCCTCAACTGGCGCATTGGCTTTATTTGTAACCCCCACAAACTTATCACCTGTTTTAGCATCACCAACCCCGATTGGAAGTACTGCCGCATCTACAGGAGCCTTCACCACATTGACAGCCACCGCAACAGGTGCAGCCGTTGCACTTACTTCAGATACAGCCTCAAGCTTTGGAGTTACTGGAGCAGGTGTTGACCTAACTTTATCTAGTGCTGCTGGTAGAGTAATAGTTAATGGTGAAGAGGCCGCAGCTAATGCAATAACCCTTTTATCGGCAGCGGGCGGAATTGATGCAGATGCAGCCTTACAAGTAAATATTGCAAGTTCCCAGAATGCTGTAGACGCAATTAGAATAGTAGCGAGTGCAGGTGGAATCGACATTGACGCGGTTGGCGCTGCCACAGAAGACATAAACATAACCAACACAGGCGGATCGGTCGTAATCGTGGCTACCGAATCAGCAGCGGATAGCGTGGTTATTCAGTCTACCACTGGAGGTATTGATATTCTGGCGTCAGGTGCAGCAGCCGGTGAGGATATTGACATCGTAGCTACTGGTTCCAGTGTAAATATTACAAGCACAGAGAACAACGCTGGCGCAATTATTGTCCAAGCCAATGGCGGAGCATCCGAAAGAGTAACGCTACTTTCTTCGCAAGGTACAGGGGCAGACAGCATAAACCTTGAGTCGACCGCTGGCGGTATTACTTTATCGGCTGCCTTAGCTTCAGCAGATGCTATTAATCTAGCAGCCTCAGCAGGTGGAGTAGATATAGACGGAGCTTTACAAGTTAATATTGCTTCTTCGCAAAACGCAGTAGACGCAATCCGTATAGTGGCCTCTGCTGGTGGTATTGACATTGATGCGGTTGGCGCGGCTACCGAAGATATTAATATCACAAATACAGGTGGTAGTGTCTATATTGGCGCAACAGAATCAGCGGCTGACGCGGTAAAACTCGAAGCCACCGCAGGCGGTATCGACATTTTTGCTTCAAATGCAGCAGCTGGAGAAGATATCGATATCGTAGCTACTGGTAGCTCAGTGAATATTTCCGCAACCGAAGACAATGCAGGTGCTATCACCATTGGTACAAACGGTGGAACTTCTGAAAGAATAACCGTTACATGTGCACAAGGTACAAACGCTGCAAGTATTGGATTAACTTCAACAGCTGGCGGCATTACATTAACAGCAGGTTTGGCAACAGCAGACGCAATTAATCTAGTAACTAGCGGTGCCGGCGGTGGAATTGATGTCGATGCTGGAACAGCTGGTTTCATTGTAGATACCACAGGCGGGATATCCTTAGATTCAGCAGCAGCAAGCAATTTTACTGCAACAGGAGCCTTTGATATTACCATCCAATCCACAGCTGGATCAGTAATAGTCAGCGCCTCGGAAGATGCCGCTGACGCTATCCAGGTTCTATCCACAGCAGGAGGAATTGACATCCTGGCCACAGGCGCCGCAGCTCAAGACATTGATATTGTCAATACCGGAGGCAGCTTAAACCTATCGGCCACAGAAAGCGCAGCGGATAGTATCACAATTATTTCTACGGCTGGTGGTATAGATATACTCGCTTCCGGAGCGGCAGCTGGAGAAGATATCGATATCGTAGCTACTGGTTCCAGTGTAAACATTACAAGTACAGAAAGTGCAGCTGACTCAATCGTTATCACTTCCAGTGCGGGCGGTATAGACATTCTAGCCTCTGGAGCAGCAGCTGGAGAAGATATAGACATTGTCGCAACAGGTTCTAGCATCAATATTACGGCTACTGAAAGTGCAGCTGATGCGGTCGTAATTACTGCCGCCGGAGCAGCAGGCGGAATAAGTCTAGCAGCGGGAACAGGTGCGGTCAATTGCAATACAGATTTCAACTTAACTTCTGTTGCAACAAAGATATCTATGAATGGCGGTGCTGTAACTGACTTCATCGGACGAGCAACCCTAGTAGCCGGTACTGTCACAGTAGCTAATACAAACATTGCAGCAGGAGATAGAATCTTCGTAACACGTTCAGCGTTGAACGGATCACCTGCCCTAGGATTTCCCATTACAACTATAAGTGCGGGAGCTTCTTTCACAATTGCGGCATATAGCGCAACGGGCGCAGCGGTTGTAACGGATGTTTCAACATTCGATTATGTAATCGTAAGACAAACCTGATAAAGGGGTAATAAATGTCAGAAAATAGCTCTAGATTAAGGCTAGATACCCTAAGAAGTGCTGCGGGTGGTTCTTGGGCAACTTATCAAGTTTTAGGATCGGCATTGTCCGATCCTGCTCGTATTTTGAAATTTACCAATAACGGCACTCTTGATGTTTTTGTTTCAGTAGATGCGACAAATGCATTTGATATTTTACCGGCTAATAGTTTTCTTTTGCTTGACCTGGCAGCTAATAAGCAAATGGACGGAGTTTTCTATTGGCCTGCCAATACACAATTCTATGTAAAGAGTGTTTCTGGCGCTGCTGGTGCTGTCACTGATATTGTTTATCTCTCAGTCTATCATGACGGAGGGTTATAAATGAGCCAGGCGGGAATCATTAATGTAGCCGGTGGCGGAGGCGGTGGCTCGCCAATTCAGACGCTCACTGGAGACACAGGGGCGGCAGCCGAACCGGTTGCAAATAATATCAATATTCTCACTACAGATGAAACGGCAAATAATACTAATGGCATAAGAAGCGAGTCAAGCTCACCAACGGGTGATGACGTAACTATATTTTTGACTAATCGTATCACGGGGACAGGAACAACAACAGACGATTCAACACTAGTTCCTTTGTTCAGTTTTGATTTAGGAGCGACTCCAGGCACTTATCTTTTCCAACATAATGTAATAGCTTACAACGTAACAGATACAACATCGTTAGGTTATGTAATTTATAAAGTTGTGCGAACAGATGGCGCATCGGGAACAGGAATTAGCTCACAGCCAGGGATTCAAGGCGATGAAGATGACATGGTTAATGCTTTAGTGCAGGGGGCAATAATTGGAAACACCGTGGCGATTAGAGTCAGAGGATTAGCAGGAAAGACTATCAATTGGTACACAAAAACAACGTATGATTTCATAGGGTAGACAATGCCAGGCTTATATAGTTCTATATCAAATGATCAAGATATTGTTTTTGCTGACAACGCAGATTTCAGCGGAGCAGATATACCTAGCCAAGCAAATGGTCTTCAAGATGATGGTCAATTATGGATCGGAAGAACAACTGTGCCAGTTGGCGAAACGCATGTAGTTGTTGGAAATATTACATCATCATCATTAACTGTAGATTTCTCAGATCCCAACATCACCATAGAAACCAATGGCGGCGGAGCACCTGTTGAGGAATTTATATTGCAATCGGGAACAACCCCAGTAGTTCCAAACGCAAGCGGTCAAGTAGGATTTATCGGTGGAATTGATGTAGCGGGAACAAATCCAATAAGATCATACGGAGTTTCTGCTTCTCAAATGGCTGTAGTTGCTCAAATGAGTCAAGCTATAGCAGCGACGGATCCAACAAAGATCGGTCTTTGTAATTTCGATTCAGCAGATTTCACGGTTGACGCTAATGGTTTTGTTGCATTAGCAGGAGGTGGCGCAGGTCAAACGATAACTGGGGATTCAGGTGGCGCCCTATCCCCTACAGCAGGCAACTGGAATGTATTAGGACGTTCAGGTAGTAAGACAAGAGGTTCAGGAAGCACAATAACCGTTGACAGTCCACCATTTTCACAAGTGGGAGGAAGTGGTACAAGCGTATTAAATTCTGGTGAATTTGTAACAGCAACAGCAACGCGAACACTTCCCGCCACAGCAGGTCTAATCGATGGCGACTTAGTAATTTATTACTGTACAACAGCCAACATACTAACTATTACAGCCAATACAGGACAAACCATACGTCACGGAGCCGGTATTTCATCGACAGGAGGAACTTGTGTTTCCACAGCAATTGGTGATTCGATAACCCTGCGTTTTGATGCGACAGCTGTATCATGGAGATCTGTGGGATCAATAGGTCTTTGGACAACAACTTAAGGAAAAAAAATGGTAAGAACTTCAGCAGATAATCTATATTCCCATGCCTCATATATTGTAGATGCATCCGCAGCAAAAGGATCCCATACAACCATTGCGTCAGCAATAACCACCGCAGGAGCTGGCCCTGCAACTATAGCTATTAGAGCGGGAACATATACTGAAAATTTTACATTACCAGAAAATATAAACTTGGTTTCTTATGACGCAGATGCATTAACACCCACGGTAACAATAGTTGGTAAAATAACTGCAACAAGTGCTGGAACAAGAAGCATTTCAGGGATAAGATTACAAACTAATGGTGATTTTCTTTTAGCAGTAACAGGTTCAGAAGCTACTGTCATATATTTAAAAAATTGTTATCTAAACATGACTAATAACACTGGAATATCACATACTTCATCAAGCGCTAGCTCATTGATTGTTTTAGATTATTGCAGGGGAAGTTTAGGGACTACCGGAATAACACTATTTGTTAGTACAAGTTTAGGTGGTATTGTTTTACAAACAAGTCAAATTGGAAACTCTGGCGGTTCAACGACTGCATCA